TCCCCGGTTTCCCTTGTAGGTAAGGGGTATTAGAACCCTTTAATATCGATTTCATCGATAATATAGCTTGACTCGGTTTCATATAAGACCTCCATCTTTTATACCAAGTTAGAATTCGTTAGCAGAATTGCTAACACCTAGAAGCAACCTTTTTACAGGCTAGACTTAAATCTATTTAATGCTTTTCGCTAGAGTTTCACTAGCACGTCAGTAGGTTTCTCTAAGAACTTCTTTTCCTAAAGTTAAATCGTAATGAATCTCCCTCGTTAGTTTAGGACTTTTAGTCTTGTCAATCCTAATCCAATTATTAGATTCTTTGTCCTGATAAAGTCTAGGCTCAAAGTAAATATGAGTCTCGTTATCGTTCATTTGATATTTTTCAAATGAGGGAATCCAATCATCAGATTCCATTCTCCAATCGATAAAATCATACCTAGTCATTACGTTGTCTTTTTTAATTAATTTAATTAAAGGCAAAATCTCTTTTACCAATTCAAGACTTTCACTTGAAGAAATATCCTCAATTACGAACTCAGTTAATCCTTTAGGCTTCCAATAATCATTACCTTCCGCAGGATTTTCTACGTTGTAATTTGCAAATGTCTGAAAAGTTAATACTAATTTGCTCATTTTTTTCTAACCCTCCATTAGTTAGTTATTAAAATAGTTGGCATTATTGCCAACCACCTAGACCAACCCAAATTAATTGAGTTGGTTTCGCCTGAATTTCACAGGCTCTTCAGTAGGTTTAGAATTGTTGAATAACATATCCTCCGCAATCAGTTTCTAAAACTGTGGTCACATCTTTTATGCTCTCCAATGTTGAATAAATTGTGCTTGTTCCATTGATTGAATAATCAGCAATCAATTCATCAACATTTTTATATTCCGCATAATCACAACAAATGGCAATCACATCTAATTCTAAATTTTCCAATTCAGACAAATGCTCGTACAAAGCCTTTAACCCTTCTCTTGAAAAGTTGTTGGCATATTGTCCTGAGTTTCCAAATTCATTAATGAATTGATTTTCGTTTAAAGTTTTATATATCATTTTCTATCCTCCACGATAGTTAGATAAGAGACTTAATTGTCTCTCCTCCTGAGTTTCTTGAATCCAATTAAGGATTCTCATTCAGCACGTTAATTCGTGGACTCTGGAGGGAGTCTCCCAATCGCAGTAATTATTCCAAACGTCACTACTAAACCGCAAAAGGGATTACAGGCTTCATGGCTTATGCTCGACCTGTATTGTTCATCGTACCCTGCACGTTGCAGACCTAGAGAACCCTCACTGTTTTAGGACAATCGCTGTGAGCCGACCTGCAACAAATGACACTTTAATTCGCATATTGCATGACGAAAGACCCTTAAAAAAGGGAGGGTCAAAAGTCGCTGTTGTCTGTCCATGCAGTAATTATAAACACAAGACACACCAGAACACAACATCAAGAGCATATTATTTGATAGCACTTTGTGAGCATAGTATTTATTTCACTAGTGACAGATAATATCTTGCATGACGCAATCAAAAAAACCTGAACTCAAAATCGTAAAAAAAGAACGTGAACTTACCGCCAAACAAAGAGCCTTTGTACATGAAATAGTAAAGGGCAAGTTGGACACTCATATTGACTGCTATATGAAAGTGTATGACGTGGCTAGAACCAAGACAGGAGCAATTCCAAAACACGCCCACGTGGACTGCAGTAGGTTAATGAGCAACCCTAAAGTTATCCTAGCAATTAGGAAGGGATTAGAGAGAAAAGAAGCATCTACAGTGGCTTCTTCTGTACGAACAAGGAGTTATGTTTTAGAAAGACTTATGAAGGAGAGCCAAGAGGCAGAATCAGACTCGGCAAGGATATCCGCATTGTCTTTATTAGGTAAAACAGTAAACCTATTCAGTGACACAGTAGAGATAAAGGACACTAGACCAAGCGAAGACATAGCGGAGGAGATAGAAGAGAAGATACTGAGCCTATTGCAGAAGGAAGAGCCTAAAACCTAGAAAGAACCCCCCTTTTCCGCAACCAAACCACAGGACTACTAAGACCCCATACCCCCCTTTCTACTGTCAAGTACCTAACTATCTATATATACATAGTGATTTGCTCACTATAACCCCTATTTTTTCAATACCCCCCCCTATTTTATAGCGTTTTGCTAGCATTTTTGCACTAAATATAGGTTTTTTGTAGAAAAAGGCATAGGAATCCTAGTACCCCCCATAATATTTTATAATTTTTTGTTGCTTTTTTTGTGAAGAGGGTGCAATATTGTAAAGTCTGTAGATATATATACCTAGTACATACCAAATAGGTAGTAAATACTCATTGGGTGCCAACCATTAGGTACTGAGTAAGTTTTTAAATTTATATGGTATTTACTTATTAAGTATATAAACGGCTTATACAAGAATATATTGATTTAATTTTTGATATCTGTGTTTATATTTTACAGGTTATCGGAAATGTAACAGGTATGGGGTATAACCTAGCGAATTTAGTGATATTTGTGGTTATTCAGCCTGCTTTAATCTTGCTTTTCTTCGTTTTATGGCGAAGAGCCTTGAAAAAACATGGATAAATCTATTTTAAGCCAAGTAAAAAACTTATCTGGCGACCAACAACAAGAATTATTAGCTCTGTTAGAAGAATTAGAGCAAGCCAAAGCCAGAGAAAACTGCCAAAAAGACTTTTTAAACTTTGTTGGCGAGATGTGGTCGGCTTTTATACATGGTCATCACCATGAAATAATGGCTAATGCCTTTGAGAGGGTCGCTAAGGGCGATTTAAAGCGTTTAATTATCAATATGCCTCCTAGACATACCAAGAGTGAGTTCGCCTCTTATTTGCTTCCTGCGTGGTTCTTAGGTAAATATCCAGATAAGAAGATTATTCAGACTGCTCACACTGCTGAATTAGCAGTAGGATTTGGTCGAAAGGTCAGAAACCTAGTAAATAGCGATGATTTCAAACAAGTATTTCCTAATGTTAGCTTGCAATCTGATAGCAAAGCAGCAGGTCGTTGGAATACCAATCAAGGTGGCGATTACTTTGCGATAGGGGTTGGTGGTGCTGTAACTGGTAAAGGTGCGGATTTATTGATAATCGATGACCCACATTCTGAACAAGAAGGTGCTAGTGCTGATATCAACGTTTTTAACAGGACTTACGAATGGTATACCTCTGGTCCTAGACAGCGTTTGCAACCGAATGGTGCCATCGTAGTTGTGATGACAAGGTGGCATAATAAAGATTTAACTGGACAAGTAGTCGATGCTAGCATAAAGCGAGGTGGTGCAGACCAATGGGAAGTTATAGAACTGCCTGCTATTTTGCCCTCTGGTAAGCCTTTATGGGGTGAGTTCTGGAAAATGGATGAACTCGAAGCGTTACGAGCTGAATTACCCAATAGCAAATGGATGGCTCAATACCAGCAAGACCCTACTTCTGAAGAAGGTGCTTTAGTCAAAAGGGATTGGTGGCAGGTTTGGGAAGGTAAAGAACCCCCACAATGCGAGTTTGTTATCCAATCCTGGGATACAGCCTTTATGAAAAATCAAAGAGCTGACTTTTCTGCTTGTACTACATGGGGTGTGTTCTACAAAGAAGATGACGAGGGTATGGTTGTACCCAATGTAATACTGCTAGATGCCTATCAAGAACGTCTAGAGTTTCCAGAATTAAAGAAAATGGCGATGGAAAAGTACAAAGCTTATTCGCCTGATGCTTTCATTGTTGAAGCAAAAGCAGCTGGAATGCCATTAATCTTTGAATTAAGAGCTATGGGTATTCCTGTGCAAGAATATACTCCAAGCAGGGGTAACGACAAGATATCAAGAGTAAACGCAGTTTCAGACCTATTTGCTTCTGGAGTGGTACACGCACCAGAAACCAGATGGGCAGAAGAAGTTGTTGAACAATTCGCAGGTTTTCCTAATATGGAACATGACGATTTAGTTGATAGCACTACGCAAGCTCTGTTAAGATTTAGACAAGGAGGTTTCATTCCTTTGCACTCAGATGAAGAAGATGAGCCTTTGGAACACAACCGCACCGCAAATTATTACTAATATATTATGGCAATAGAACGCAGACCAGCTACCCCAGTAGATGGACTTATTGAACAAGATACAGACGAAGAATTATCAATCTCCATTGAAAATCCTGACTCGGTAGCAATAGCTACCGATGACGGAGGTATGATTATTGATTTTGACCCTGATTCTATGCCAATAGGCGATGAAGGTTTCAATTCAAACTTAGCTGAGTTCATGGATGAAGACAAACTTCAAACACTTGGCAATGATTTAATAAGTGCTTTCAATGGCGATAAAGAGTCTCGTTCAGAGTGGGAAGAAACCTACACGAAAGGCTTAGACCAGTTAGGATTAAAAATTGAAGAACGTACAACTCCTTGGGCAGGAGCGTGTGGTGTTTTTCATCCCATGCTAAGTGAAGCTGTTATCAGATTTCAGTCACAGGCAATAACTGAAATATTTCCTGCTCAAGGTCCTGTTAGAACCAAAATAGTTGGCAAAATAACTAGTGACAAAGAAAAACAATCACAACGAGTACAGGATTATTTAAATTATTTATTAACACATGAAATGTCTGAGTATCGCACTGAGACAGAAAAGATGTTGTTTTCTTTACCTTTGGCAGGCTCTGCTTTTCGTAAAGTTTATTTTGACCCAAGCCTAGATAGACCTAGTTCTATCTTTGTACCAGCTGAAGATGTAGTAGTTAACTATGGCGCAAGTGACTTAGAAACTTGCCAAAGAGCTACTCATGTGATGCGTAAATCATCTAATGAAGTCAGAAAAATGCAAGTAAATGGCTTTTATAGAGATATAGAATTACCACAACCTTCACAGAATATTTCTGATATTACTAAGAAATACAATGACATTACAGGTGAACAAGATACCTACAACTACGATAGCAGTCATACAATCTTAGAAATGCAAGTAGATTTAGATTTAGAAGGTTTTGAAGACACTGATGCTACAGGTAAAAATACAGGAATAGCTATTCCTTATGTAGTCACAATTGACCATCCTAGCGGTAATATTTTAAGTATTCGTAGAAACTATTACGAAGATGACCCCAAAAAAATTAGACGTATGCACTTTGTGCATTACCAATACTTACCCGGTTTAGGGTTTTATGGGTTCGGTTTAATACATATGGTAGGTGGATTAGCTAAATCTGCTACCTCAATTCTCAGACAATTAGTTGATTCAGGAACTCTCTCCAATCTTCCTGGCGGCTTGAAGGCAAGAGGTTTACGCATTAAAGGCGATGATACCCCCATCATGCCTGGTGAGTTTCGAGATGTTGATGTACCTGGTGGTGCTATAAGAGACAACATTACTTTCTTACCTTACAAAGAGCCGTCAGGAACCCTGTATCAACTATTGCAAAACATAGTAGAAGAAGGCAGGCGTTTCGCTAGTATTTCAGATATGAAGATATCTGATATGAATAATCAAGCTCCAGTAGGCACTACGCTAGCTTTGTTAGAAAGGAATCAAAAAGTTATGTCTGCAGTACAAGCAAGGCTTCATGCAGCCATGAAAAAAGAATTAAATATATTAGTTGGCATAGTTACAGACTTTACTGACCCAAGTTATCCTTATGAAACGGATGAAGAAGAATTTATTAAAAAGTCTGACTTTGATGAAAGAGTAGATGTTATACCTGTTTCTGACCCCAATGCTGCAACGATGGCACAAAGAATCATGCAGTATCAAGCAGCTATGCAATTAGCTCAAGGTTCGCCTGATATGTATAACTTGCCAGAACTACACAGACAAATGTTAGAAGTTTTAGGTATCGATAATGTCGATGAAATCATTCCTGATAATGAAGATATCAAACCAGTTGACCCAGTGACTGCAGTACAGAATTTAATTAATGGCACACCAGTTAAAGCATTTATACAACAAGACCACGAAGCTCATATAGAAACAGTGGCAGCAGCACAACAAAATCCTGAGATTATGGCTACTGTACAACAGAGTCCTAATGCTGCAGGAATATTAGCTGCAGCTTCTGCATACGTTAATGAACATCTAACCATGAAGTTCAGAAAAGAAATAGAAAGAGAGATGGGTATAGAGTTGCCTCCAGAAGGAGAGCCTTTACCTGCTGATATTGAAAAACGTATTTCAAGTCTTGTAGCTGAAGCAGCTAAACGAGTTCTTGGTACTTCACAACAAAGAGCAGAACAAGAACGAATTGAAGCACAACAGCAAGACCCTCTAATACAATTAAAAGAAAGAGAAATAGCTGTTAAAGAAGCTGAAGTACAACGTAAAGCTGAAGACGATAAAAATAGATTACAGTTAGATTCTGCCAAAGCTGCTAATAGAGATGCAATCGAAAGAGAGAGAATATCCAATCAAACAGAAGTTGCAGGTGCAAAAATAGGACAGCAGATTGCTAGCGATTTGCTAGAAAATGAACAGCTACAAAATAAACAAGCTGTAGAAGATTTTATGAAAGGTGTTGACATGGCTAAAGATATAGTCAAAGATAGCACCATAGATGAATAATGAAATCACTGAGCTATCACTTTCAGAACATCTGAAAGTTAAGTTTAATGAAATCAGAAAAGATTATACTAATCATTTAGGTTCAGGAGCTTGTAGAGATTTTTCTGAATATCAAAAAATGGTTGGTATTATCGAGGGTATAAACCTCGCAGAACGAGAACTTGCTGATTATATCGATAGGTTCTTGGAGAAATAGGAACTCGACTCCTAAAGTCGTGCAACATATGAGTAAAGAAGCAAAATTAAAAGACATACCAGAACCAGAAAGTGTCAAAACTCCAAAGCTAGACAAAGAAGTTAAAAGTCAACTACCAGCTCCTACTGGCTGGAAGATTTTAATTGCTATGCCTAAAGCAGACGAGAAAACAGAAGGTGGCATAATTAAAGCTACTTCAACTGTACAAGACGAAGAGGTTAGTAATATTTGTGGATATGTCTTGAAATTAGGACCTGAATGCTACAACGACACAAAAAGGTTTCCAAACGGAGCTTGGTGTAAAGAAGGCGATTGGGTCGTGTTTAGGGCTTATTCTGGCACTCGCATGAAAATGTATGGACAAGAGTTTCGTTTAATCAATGATGATACTGTGGAAGCAGTAGTAGACGACCCTACAGGAGTAGTTAGAGCATGAGTGAAACACAAATAATAAATGAAGAACCTAATATTCCTGAGACTCCTCCTCAGTCTCAAGAAGAAAAGTTTTTTGGTCAAAGCACTGAAATAAGCAATGAAATGCCAGAAGGTTTAGAAGTCGAGGTAGTTGACGATACTCCAGAAGAAGACCGCAGACCAAAAAAAGCTGAAGATGCTACACCTGATGTTG